ACGGTGTTAGCGGTGTGTCAGGATCTTCAGGAACGAGTGGTTTCTCTGGTGTTGACGGTACAGCTGGTACAAGTGGTAATAGTGGTTCTGATGGTTCTTCAGGTTCATCTGGGTCATCTGGTTCCGATGGTTCTTCAGGAACAAGTGGTGTTTCAGGTGAGTCTGGTTCATCAGCATCTTCAGGATCAAGTGGTTCTGATGGAAGTTCAGGTTTAAGTGGTTCTTCTGGGTCAAACGGTTCATCTGGTATTTCTGGTTCATCTGGTAGCGATGGTTCTTCTGGTGTTTCAGGTTCTTCTGGTAGCGATGGTTCTTCGGGTACGAGTGGTTCATCGGGTATTGATGGTGTTAGTGGTATAAGTGGTATTTCAGCTACTTCAGGTAGCGATGGTTCTTCAGGAACAAGTGGGCAAGCTGGTTCTAACGGTGTTAGCGGTATAAGTGGATCTTCGGGTTCTGACGGGTCTTCTGGTTCTTCAGGTTTTGGTGGAAGCAGTGGTTCTTCTGGTTTAAGTGGTTCTAGTGGTAGTGATGGTTCTAGTGGTGAAAGTGGATCTTCAGCAAGTTCTGGTTCTTCTGGATCAGACGGTTCTTCAGGTACAAGTGGTGAATCTGGCTCAAATGGTAGTTCAGGTTTAAGTGGCTCAAGTGGTAGTGATGGTTCTTCAGGAACTTCTGGTATAAGTGGTTCTTCAGCATCTTCAGGTACAAGTGGTGAAAGTGGCTCAACAGGGTCAAACGGTTCTTCAGGCGAGTCTGGCTCATCTGGAAGTGATGGATCTTCGGGTACGTCTGGATTTAGCGGCTCGGCAGGATCGGACGGTTCTTCAGGTACATCTGGATTTAGTGGATCAGCGGGTTCTTCAGCATCTTCAGGATCTTCTGGTAGTGATGGTTCTAGTGGTATTTCAGGTATTTCTGGTTCTTCTGGTTCTGACGGTTCTTCTGGATCAAGCGGTTTGGATGGTGTTAACGGTGTATCGGGAGTTTCAGGTTCTGATGGTACATCAGGTTTCTCTGGTGTTGATGGTACAGCTGGTACAAGTGGTAATAGTGGTTCTTCTGGATCTGACGGTTCCTCAGGTTCATCAGGTATCTCTGGTGAATCTGGTTCTTCAGCAAGTTCTGGTTCATCTGGTAGTGATGGATCTTCAGGTATAAGTGGTTCTGCGGGTTCTTCAGCAAGCTCTGGTTCTTCAGGGTCTGACGGTTCTTCAGGAACAAGTGGGTTAAGTGGTTCTTCCGCTTCATCAGGAACATCTGGTTCTTCAGCAAGTTCTGGTTCTGACGGTAGTTCAGGAACTTCAGGTATAAGCGGGTCTTCTGGTAGTTCAGCATCTTCAGGTTTAAGCGGGTCTTCTGGTAGTGATGGAAGTTCTGGCGTGAGTGGATCATCAGGTAGTGATGGTTCTTCAGGAACTTCAGGTACATCAGGTATTGATGGTGCTAGTGGTATTTCAGGGATTTCAGGTACTTCAGGATCAGATGGTTCTTCAGGCACGAGTGGTGAAAGCGGTAGTAATGCTTCTTCAGGTACGAGTGGTTTAAGTGGATCTTCAGGATCAAGTGGTTCTGATGGATCTTCAGGAACTTCTGGTATAAGTGGTTCTGATGGTTCATCGGGTATAAGTGGTTCAACTGGCTCAGCTGGTACGTCTGGTCAATCAGGTTCTACGGGTTCTTCAGGGACAAGTGCTGAAAGCGGCTCAACAGGCTCAAACGGATCTTCAGGTTTAAGTGGGTCTTCTGGGTCAGATGGTTCTTCAGGAACAAGTGGATTTAGCGGTTCAGCTGGTTCATCAGCATCTTCAGGATCTTCTGGATCAGATGGTTCTTCAGGAACAAGTGGTTTCTCTGGTGAATCTGGTTCATCTGGAAGTGATGGTTCTTCAGGTTCTTCAGGTGAGAGTGGGTCTTCTGGTTCATCAGCTTCTTCTGGTTCTGATGGTTCTTCAGGAACTTCAGGATTTAGTGGTACATCCGCTTCATCAGGAACATCTGGTTCTTCAGCAAGTTCTGGTTCTGACGGTAGTTCAGGTACAAGTGGTGTCTCTGGTGAATCTGGTTCTTCAGCATCTTCAGGTTCATCTGGAAGTGATGGATCTTCAGGTTCTTCAGGTATAAGTGGCGAAAGCGGTTCTTCAGCAAGTTCTGGATCTTCAGGATCAGATGGATCTTCAGGTATCTCTGGTTTCTCAGGATCAAGTGGTTCTGACGGTTCTTCTGGATCAAGCGGTTTGGATGGTGTTAACGGTGTCAGTGGTGTATCGGGATCTTCAGGAACTTCAGGTTTCTCTGGTGTTGATGGTACGGCTGGTACAAGTGGTAATAGCGGCTCTTCAGGATCAAGTGGATCTGATGGTAGTTCAGGTACAAGTGGTATTTCTGGCGAATCTGGTTCTTCAGCAAGTTCTGGTTCATCTGGAAGTGATGGATCTTCAGGTATAAGTGGATCAGCGGGTTCTTCGGCATCTTCAGGTTCATCTGGTAGTGATGGTTCTTCAGGTACTTCTGGATTTAGTGGATCTTCAGCAAGTTCAGGAACTTCAGGTTCTTCAGCAAGTTCTGGATCTGATGGTAGTTCAGGTACAAGTGGTATAAGTGGTGAAAGCGGATCTGCTGGTTCTTCAGCAAGTTCTGGTTCATCTGGAAGTGATGGATCTTCAGGTATAAGTGGTTCATCTGGTTCATCAGCGTCTTCAGGAACAAGTGGTAGCGATGGAAGTTCAGGAACAAGTGGTGTTGATGGTACTTCTGGTTTGTCATCATCAAGTGGATCTTCAGGATCAAGTGGTAGCGATGGTTCTTCAGGAACGAGTGGTATAAGCGGTGAATCTGGTTCAAGCGGTTCTTCAGCTTCTTCAGGATCTTCTGGTAGTGATGGTATAAGCGGTGAATCTGGTTCTTCAGGATCAAGTGGTTCTGATGGGTCTTCAGGAACATCTGGTTCTTCAGGTATAAGTGGTACATCGGCAAGTTCTGGTTCTTCGGGATCAGACGGTTCTTCAGGTACGTCTGGTGTTTCAGGCGAGTCTGGTTCATCAGCATCTTCAGGTTCATCTGGAAGTGATGGTTCTTCAGGTACATCTGGATTTAGCGGTTCAGCTGGTTCATCAGCATCTTCAGGATCTTCTGGATCAGATGGTTCTTCAGGTACAGCTGGATTTAGCGGGGAAAGTGGTTCTTCAGGATCTGATGGTTCATCAGGTTCTTCAGGTTTAGATGGTGTTAACGGTGTATCAGGGGTGTCAGGTTCATCAGGAACTTCAGGTTTCTCTGGTGTTGACGGTACAGCTGGTACAAGTGGGTTAAGTGGATCGGATGGTTCATCTGGTTCATCAGCATCTTCAGGATCAAGTGGTTCTGATGGGTCTTCAGGAACAAGTGGTATAAGTGGATCAGCGGGTTCTTCGGCATCTTCAGGTTCATCTGGAAGTGATGGTTCTTCAGGTACATCTGGATTTAGCGGTTCAGCTGGTTCATCAGCATCTTCAGGGACAAGTGGTTCTTCTGGTTCATCAGCATCTTCAGGAACATCTGGTACATCAGCTTTAAGTGGTTCTTCAGCAACTTCTGGTACAAGTGGGTCTTCTGGTTCTACTGGTACAAGTGGTGAGAGTGGTGATTCAGCATCTTCAGCAACCTCAGGTTCAAGTGGATCTTCAGGTTCTGTTGGTACGTCTGGTATATCTGGTTTGGGTTGTTTCTCATTAGAATATGTTTGGTCGTTTGACCCAGATTTGGGGCCAAATAACGGCGAGTTAATTAGTCAAAACGGTTCATTGGGTAGTTTTGTTACTAGTATTAAAATAAGTGACACGGATGGTGGTAATATAGATCGCGATGCGGCATTAGATGCACTTTCCGCTGGATCTCAAATAACAATTAATGGTTACATTTATACTATATTGTCTAACTCAGACTCTGGTAGTTACCACGTATTTAACGTATCATTCGTTTCAGGACCAGCGGACGCTTCACCCGCACCAGGTACACCTATGGTATTGGAGTTCTGTGTTTCTTTGGGTAGTGGTTCAAGTGGTACATCTGGTACTAGCGGATCTTCAGGATCTACTGGTACGAATGGTTCATCTGGTCTATCTGGTTTAAGCGCATCTTCGGGTACATCAGGTACTAGTGGTTCATCAGCATCTTCTGGTACTGAAGGTTCATCTGGTTTATCAGCAGCGTCTGGTTCTTCAGCAACTTCAGGTTCATCTGGGTCAACTGGTACGTCAGGTTCATCTGGGTTATCAGCTTCTTCAGGAACATCTGGTTCTTCAGCAAGTTCGGGTACAAGTGGTTCAACTGGTACGTCTGGCACATCAGCGTTAGCTGGATCTTCGGGAACATCTGGGTCATCTGGAACATCTGGGTCTTCAGCTTTAGCTGGGTCTTCAGCATCTTCAGGGACATCTGGTTCTTCTGGGTCGACTGGTACAAATGGTACTATTGGTTCATCAGCACTTTCTAGGTCTTCAGGAACTTCTGGTTCATCTGGTACATCTGGTACAACTGGTATTGATGGTGTTAGTGGTGTAAATGGTACTAGCGGTTTATCTGGTACATCAGGATCAACAGGTACCGCTGGATCTTCAGGTGGTTCTAGTTCATCAGCAACATCTGGTTCTTCAGGAACATCTGGTAGTACAGGTACATCTGGTTCATCAGCATTAAGTGGGACATCTGGTTCTTCTGGAACATCTGGTTCCTCAGGTTCAACAGGTTCTGCTGGTACAGCGGGTTCATCAAATGCTTCAGCTTCTTCAGGAACAAGTGGTTCTTCTGGTAGTACTGGTACAAATGGTACTAGTGGCGCTTCAGCGTTAAGTTCGTCTTCAGGCACATCAGGAACGTCTGGTTCTTCAGGTTCTTCTGGTACTGAAGGTTCTTCTGGTAGATCAGCAGCTTCTGGTTCTTCAGCAACAAGTGGTTCATCTGGATCAACAGGTACCGCTGGTACAAGTGGTAACTCTTTATCTTCAGGTACTTCAGGTTCTGCGGGTACTTCGGGTTCTTCAGCAACTTCAGGAACATCTGGATCAACTGGTACGTCTGGTACATCAGCGTTAAGCGGTTCTTCAGCTTCTTCAGGTACTTCAGGTTCATCTGGATCTACGGGTACAAATGGTACTATTGGTTCATCATCATTAAGTGCTTCTTCAGGAACATCTGGGTCTTCAGGTACAACTGGTACAACTGGTATGGCTGGTGATAGTGGACAAAGTAAGGTATCTGGTACTTCAGGTTCTTCAGGAACATCTGGTAGTACGGGTTCTTCTGGTACAATTGGGTCTTCGGCTTTAAGCGCAAGTTCTGGTACAAGTGGTTCTAGTGGATCCACAGGTACAGCTGGTACTTCAGGTCTTTCAGCGTTGAGTGGCTCTAGTGGTTCATCAGCAACAAGCGGTTCAACTGGTACAGCTGGTACTAGCGGTAGCTCCTTATCTTCAGGTACGTCAGGTTCTGCGGGTACTTCAGGTTCATCAGCCACTTCAGGTACGTCAGGTTCTTCAGCTTTAAGTGCTTCTTCAGGTACGTCAGGTTCTTCTGGGTCGACTGGTACAAATGGTACTATTGGTTCGTCATCATTAAGTGCTTCTTCAGGTACTTCAGGATCTTCTGGATCTACGGGTACAACTGGTTTAGCTGGTGATAGTGGACAAAGTAAGGTATCTGGTACTTCAGGATCTTCGGGTACATCTGGTTCTACTGGATCTACAGGTACTGCTGGTATCGCTGGTAATAGCGCAGCATCAGCAACTTCAGGAACATCAGGCTCAAGCGGTTCACAAGGTTCTGGTGGTACAAGTGGTAGAAGTGACGCCTCTGGGTCTTCAGGAACATCTGGTTCTTCTGGTAGCACAGGTACCGCTGGTACAATCGGAGCATCTGCTTTAAGTGCATCTTCAGGTACGTCAGGTTCATCAGGTACATCTGGATCTGGTGGTACTTATGGTGGTAGTTCATTATCTGGTTCTTCTGGTACATCTGGATCTAGTGGTTCTGCGGGTACATCTGGTATAAGTGGTAATGTTGGTACAAACGGTACTTACGTTAACGTTAATGTAACTGCACCAGTAACTGGTGGTGGTGCTTTATCATCTGATGTAACAGTCGGTCTTGATATTAACGGTTCAACACAAAACGGTGTGTTTATTTGGGATGCGGCTAATAACAGATTTGAAGTACTCACTGACTTTACTTACGATTCAACACATAACGCGTTGGGGTTAGGTTTATATTCGATGATGTTATCGGATAAAGCAACATCTACTTCATCGGGTGTAACACCATTGAAAGTGATCGATAATAGCCCTAATAATGTGCTGGGTATGTTTGTTGATTATGTGATTGAGAACGTTACTAGTGGTGGGTTTAGAGCTGGCACATTAAGGTCAACCCACACAGGTGGAAACACTGTATATGACGAAACTTCAACAGCCGATATTGGTGGGTCAACGAGCGGTATAAGATTACTTACAGATATTTCTGGTACTGATTTTAGATTGTTAGCTAACAACGGTGATGGGTCATCATACAATATAACATTTAGTATAAAATTAATTAGAGTTTAATTTAATAATACGGGTGTTTTTTAACTAAAAAATATATTTATAGATAAGTAATAATTTAAGAACGCAAAATGGCAAACGAACACATTATAAGAAGTGGTATTTTTGGAAAAAATGTGGATGAGAATTTATCTCCTTCACACTACGTTTCATTTGATCCAGCATCGGGTGAATTCACCTACACATCATTAACATCAGGGACAGCGGGTACTACGGGAACATCAGGGGTTTCTGGTTTAAGTGGTACCTCTGGATCTTCTGCGTCTTCAGGGACAACTGGAACCACTGGTGGTAGTGGTCTAAGCAAAACCTCTGGATCTTCAGGTACATCAGGCTCAACTGGTACTGATGGTCAATCAGGTTTATCAAAATCTTCAGGAACATCTGGTTCCTCAGGTTCAACAGGTACTTCAGGTACAATCGGGTCTTCAGCTTTAAGCGCTAGCTCGGGTACAAGCGGTTCTTCTGGTTCTACTGGCACAGCTGGTGCTTCAGGTGGTAGTAATTCTTCAGGTACAAGTGGTTCATCTGGATCAACAGGCACCGCTGGATCCGCTGGATCATCAAATGCTTCAGCATCTTCTGGTACATCAGGTACAAGCGGTTCAACTGGTTCTGCTGGTACAGATGGTCAATCTGGTTTGTCAAAATCATCAGGAACTTCAGGTTCTTCTGGATCCGCGGGATCAGCTGGTTTATCAGGTTTAAGCGGATCTGCGGGTTCTTCAGCGACAAGTGGATCAGCGGGTTCATCTGGATCAGAAGGTTCATCGGGTAGATCTGCGGCTTCAGGTTCTTCAGCAACAAGTGGTTCTTCGGGATCAACTGGTACAGACGGTCAATCAGGTTTGAGTAAGTCTTCGGGGACTTCAGGTTCTAGTGGTAGTACTGGTACTTCAGGTACTGCTGGATCATCAAATGCTTCAGCATCTTCTGGTACATCAGGTACTAGTGGTTCAACAGGTACTGCTGGCTCAAACGGTCAGTCAGGATTATCTGGGTCAGCTGGTTCTTCAGCAACAAGTGGATCAGCTGGTTCTTCAGGAACAAGTGGATCAAACGGACAATCGGGTAACAGTGGTAGTTCTGCAACCTCAGGTACATCTGGATCGTCTGGTTCTGCGGGCGCATCAGCATCTTCTGGTTCATCGGCAACTTCAGGTTCTGCGGGTACAAGCGGATCTTCAGCCTTGAGTGGGTCTTCAGCAACCTCAGGTTCTTCTGGATCGACTGGTACAAACGGTACTTCAGGTAACGCAGGTAATAGTGGTTTGTCTAAATCCTCTGGAACATCTGGTTCTTCTGGTTCTACAGGAACAAGTGGTACTGATGGCCAATCAAGCTTATCAAAATCATCAGGAACGTCTGGATCTAGTGGATCTTCAGGTTCAACAGGTTCCGCTGGAACAGCGGGTTCATCAAATGCCTCGGCTTCATCAGGAACGTCTGGGTCTAGCGGTTCAACTGGTACTTCAGGATCAGCGGGTCTAAGTGGTTCTGCGGGTTCTTCAGGAACTTCAGGTACATCTGGATCAAGTGCATCTTCGGGGTCTTCAGGTACAAGTGGTTCTGCGGGTTTAAGTTCATCTAGCGGTTCATCAGCAACAAGTGGTACTTCAGGATCAACAGGATCTAATGGTACTTCAGGTAATGCTGGTAACAGTGGTTTATCAAAATCTTCAGGTACATCAGGGTCAACTGGTACATCAGGTACTGACGGTAATAGTGGTTTGTCTAAATCTTCTGGTACATCAGGTACAAGCGGTTCAACGGGTACCGCTGGTTCGGCTGGTTCTTCAAATGCGTCAAATTCTTCGGGTACTTCAGGAACATCTGGTTCTTCTGGATCAACTGGTACAAATGGTACCTCTGGCGCCTCAGCGTTAAGTGGTTCTGCGGGTTCTTCAGCAACTTCTGGTACATCAGGTTCTGCTGGATCAAATGGCCAATCAGGTTTATCAGGTTCTGCTGGTAGTTCAGCTACTTCAGGAACAAGTGGTTCTTCTGGATCAACAGGAACAGCTGGTTCAGCGGGATCTTCAAATGTGTCAGCTTCTTCAGGAACAAGTGGCTCATCTGGATCAACTGGTACAAACGGTACTTCAGGTAATGCTGGTAATAGTGGGTTGAGTAAATCTTCTGGTACAAGTGGGTCTTCTGGTACTTCGGGAACTGACGGTCAATCAGGTTTGAGTAAATCTTCTGGTACAAGTGGGTCTTCTGGTACTTCAGGATCAACGGGTACCGCTGGTTCGGCTGGTAACAGCGGTTCTTCAGCGACAAGCGGATCTTCTGGTTCTACTGGTTCTAACGGTACTTCAGGTGCCGCTGGTAATAGTGGGTCTTCAGCAACAAGTGGTACATCAGGTTCAACAGGATCTAACGGTTCTAATGGTGCTGCTGGTAATAGTGGTATATCTTCCACATCAGGAACTTCAGGTTCTTCAGGAACTTCAGGTTCTAAAGGTAGCGATGGTACTGCTGGTAATAGCGGTGCTTCAGCTTCTTCAGGAACTTCAGCTTCTTCTGGTTCTTCAGGATCGGCTGGTACTGCTGGCCAATCGGGGTTATCTGGTTCAGCTGGTTCATCAGCAACTTCTGGTACATCAGGATCAACAGGTTCAAATGGTACTTCGGGTAACGCGGGTAATTCAGGTCTAAGTAAATCTTCTGGTACAAGTGGTTCTACAGGAACATCTGGTACTGACGGTAATAGTGGTTTAAGTAAATCTTCAGGAACATCTGGTTCAAGCGGTTCAACTGGTTCTGCTGGAACAGATGGACAATCAGGTTTATCAAAATCTTCAGGAACATCAGGAACATCTGGTTCATCAGGTTCTTCTGGTACTGAAGGTTCTTCTGGTAGATCAGCAGCGTCTGGTTCATCAGCAACTTCTGGTTCTTCTGGTAGCACAGGAACTGATGGCCAATCAGGTTTAAGTAAATCTTCAGGTACAAGTGGCTCATCTGGTTCAACAGGAACTGCTGGTACAATAGGTTCTTCTTCACTAAGTGCAAGCTCGGGAACTTCAGGTACATCTGGTTCTTCTGGATCAACTGGTACAAACGGTTCTGCGGGTGGTTCTGCTCTTAGTGGTTCATCTGGTAGTTCTGCAACCTCAGGTTCATCTGGATCTACTGGTACAAACGGTACTTCAGGTAATGCTGGTAATAGTGGTTTATCTAAATCTTCAGGTACATCGGGTTCTTCTGGATCAACTGGTACCGCTGGATCAACAGGTGCTTCAAATGTTTCGGCGTCTTCGGGTACATCAGGTACTTCTGGTTCTTCAGGATCGGCTGGTACTGCTGGTCAATCAAGTTTATCTGGTTCTGCTGGTTCTTCAGCAACAAGTGGTACATCTGGTTCTGCTGGTTCAAATGGTACTTCAGGTAACGCAGGTAATAGTGGTTTGTCTAAATCTTCAGGTACAAGCGGTTCAACAGGTACTTCAGGAACTGACGGTAATAGCGGCTTATCTAAATCTTCTGGCTCTTCTGGCTCTTCGGGGTCAACAGGTACCGCTGGTAGTGATGGCCAATCAGGTTTATCAAAATCTTCAGGTACTTCAGGTTCCTCAGGATCAACAGGTACAAATGGTACCTCTGGCGCTGCTGGTAATAGCGGTATATCTTCTACATCAGGTACTGCTGGTTCAAGTGGTACATCAGGTTCTAAAGGTAGCGATGGTACTGCTGGTAATAGCGGTGCTTCAGCTTCTTCAGGAACTTCAGCTTCTTCTGGTTCTTCAGGATCGGCTGGTACAAACGGCTCTAATGGTCAATCAGGTTTATCTGGCTCAGCTGGTTCATCAGCCACTTCTGGTTCTTCTGGTTCTACGGGTACTGCTGGTACAAGTGGTAATGCTGGTAACTCAGGTTTATCTAAAACATCAGGAACAAGTGGTTCTTCTGGTAGCACAGGTTCTTCAGGAACAGATGGTCAATCTGGTTTGAGTAAGTCTTCAGGGACAAGTGGTTCTTCTGGTAGCACAGGTTCTGCTGGTACAGACGGTCAATCTGGTTTAAGTAAATCTTCTGGTACAAGTGGTTCTTCAGGATCAACTGGTACAAATGGTAACGCTGGTAACAGTGGTATATCTTCTACTTCTGGTACAGCAGGTTCTTCGGGAACTTCTGGTTCTAAAGGTAGCGATGGTACTGCTGGTAATAGTGGTGCTTCAGCTTCTTCAGCGACTTCAGGAACCTCTGGATCGACTGGTACAAACGGTTCTAACGGTACGAGTGGTAAATCTGGCGATAGTGGTTCTTCAGCTTCTTCTGGTACAAGCGGAACATCTGGTTCTACTGGTACTTCAGCTAATGCAGGTGAATCAGGTTTAAGTAAATCTTCAGGTACATCTGGATCAAGCGGTTCACAAGGTTCTGGTGGTACAAGTGGTAGAAGTGACGCCTCTGGGTCTTCAGGAACATCTGGTTCTTCAGGGTCTTCTGGTACTAGTGGTGCTTCTGGTTTAAGTGGGTCTGCGGGTAGTTCAGCTTCTTCAGGAACTTCGGGTTCTAACGGTGTTGCTGGTAATAGTGGGGCTTCGGCGTTGAGTGGATCAAGTGGTAGTACGGGTTCTAACGGTACTTCAGGTAATGCGGGTGGATCAGGTTTATCAAGATCTTCAGGTACAAGCGGTTCTTCAGGATCAACTGGTTCTAACGGTACCGATGGTGTTAGTGGAGCTTCCGCTTCATCTAAATCTTCAGGAACATCTGGTTCAAGTGGTTCAACTGGTTCCGCTGGAACAGATGGACAATCAGGTTTATCAAAATCTTCAGGAACATCAGGTTCTTCTGGTACATCAGGTTCTTCTGGTAATGCTGGTAACAGTGGGGCTTCAGCTTTAAGCGGATCTTCAGGATCAACTGGTACAAACGGTTCTAATGGTGCTGCTGGTAATAATGGTTTAAGCGCAAATTCAGGATCTTCTGGTTCTTCAGGTACAACTGGTACAACTGGTTTAGCTGGTGATAGTGGACAAAGTAAGGTATCTGGTACATCAGGATCTTCGGGTTCTAATGGTACAGCTGGTAATAATGGTAATAGTGCGGCATCAGCATCGAGTGGTACATCAGGAACATCTGGTTCTTCTGGTAGTACAGGTACAACTGGTAACGCTGGTAATAGTGGTTTATCTAAATCTTCAGGTACTTCTGGATCTTCTGGTAGTACGGGTTCTGCTGGTACAGATGGCCAATCAGGCTTAAGTAAATCTTCTGGTACAAGTGGAACATCTGGTTCTTCAGGTAGTGATGGTACATCAGGAAGATCTGGATTTAGTGGTTCTTCAGGTTCTTCAGCAACCTCAGGTTCTAACGGTACTTCAGGTAACGCTGGTAACAGTGGATTGAGTGCTAACTCGGGTTCTTCAGGATCGACTGGTACAAACGGTTCTAACGGTGTTGCTGGTAATAATGGTGCTTCAACAGTAAGTGGTTCTTCAGGATCTTCTGGATCTACGGGTACAACTGGTTTAGCTGGTGATAGCGGACAAAGTAAGGTATCTGGTACATCAGGTTCTTCAGGTTCTAATGGTTCTAGTGGTAATAACGGCGCTAATGGGGCTAGTGGTGCCTCTGGATCTTCAGGATCGACAGGTTCCGCTGGTACTTCAGGTATGAGCATGGCTCCAGGTGCTTCAGGAGCTTCAGGTTCTTCGGGTTCTTCAGGAACAGCTGGTTCTAACGGTACTTCAGGTAATGCTGGTAACAGCGGTGCTTCGGCTAATTCAGGTTCTTCTGGGTCTTCAGGAACAGCTGGTTCTAATGGTACGATCGGTATGAACGGTGTTAGTGGTGGTGCTGGCGCTGCCCCTGGTAGTGGTACTTCTGGTTCTTCTGGATCAACAGGTACAAGTGGTACAACTGGTAACGCTGGTAATAGTGGTTTATCTAAATCTTCAGGTACTTCTGGTTCTTCTGGATCGACTGGTTCTTCAGGTACTGACGGTGCTGCTGGTAATAGTGGTTTATCTAAATCTTCAGGTACTTCAGGTACTTCAGGATCTAATGGTTCATCTGGTAACGCTGGTAACAGTGGATTGAGTGCTAACTCGGGTTCTTCAGGATCAACTGGTACTGCTGGTACAAGTGGTTTACCAGTACCTTCGGGAACATCAACCGTTTCAGGTTCTTCTGGTTCTTCTGGTACAAACGGTTCTAACGGTGTTGCTGGTAATAGTGGTAACTCAGGTGTAAGTGGTGTATCTGGTTCTAACGGATCTAACGGTACCTCTGGTAATAATGGTAACTCTGGTAATTCTGGTAACTCAGGTGTATCTGGTTCTAATGGTTCTAACGGTACAAACGGTATATCTGGTAATAACGGTGGTTCTGGTGTGAGTGGTGTATCTGGATCTTCTGGATCTACTGGCTCAAATGGTACATCGGGTAACTCAGGTAACGCTGGTAATTCAGGTTTATCTAGAACTTCAGGAACTTCTGGTTCTTCTGGTTCAAATGGTGTTGCTGGTAATAATGGTAACTCTGGTTTAAGTGGTGTATCTGGTTCTAATGGTTCTAACGGTACAAACGGTAACAATGGTAACAACGGTGCTAATGGAGCTAGCGGCGCTTCAGGTTCTTCGGGATCAACTGGTACGGCTGGTACTTCAGGTATGAGCATGGCTCCAGGTGCTTCAGGAGCTTCAGGTTCTTCGGGTTCTTCAGGAACAGCTGGTTCTAACGGTGTATCTGGTATATCAAGATCTTCTGGTTCTTCAGGTTCTTCTGGTACTAGTGGTAATGATGGTGCTGCTGGTGTATCTGGTTTATCTAGATCTTCTGGATCTTCTGGATCAACAGGTTCTAACGGTACAACTGGTAACAATGGTGTTAGTGGTGGTGCTGGCGCTGCCCCTGGTAGTGGTACTTCTGGTACTTCTGGTTCTTCAGGATCAAACGGTTCAGCTGGTGCTAGTGGTGTTGCTGGTGTATCTGGTTTATCAAGAACCTCTGGTACAAGTGGTTCTTCTGGTACTAGTGGTAACAACGGTAACAACGGAGCTTCAGGTTTAAGCGGTGTATCTGGTTCTAACGGATCTAATGGTACAAATGGTAACAACGGAGCTAGTGGTAATAGCGGTAATAGCGGAGTATCTGGTTCTAATGGTTCTAACGGTACAAACGGTGTTGCTGGTAATAATGGTAACTCTGGTTTAAGCGGAGTATCTGGTTCATCTGGTTCATCTGGTTCTTCAGGTGTTAATGGTAATGCTGGTAACTCAGGTTTATCTAGAACTTCAGGAACAAGCGGTTCTAATGGTACCTCTGGTAACAATGGTGTGAGCGGTAACAGCGGCGGTTCTGGTGTAAGTGGTGTATCTGGATCTAACGGTACTAACGGTACTAGTGGTAACAATGGTGTGAGCGGTAATAGCGGCCTAAGCGGTGTATCTGGTTCTAATGGTTCTAACGGTACAAACGGTAACAACGGTAACAATGGTAACAACGGTGTTAGCGGTGTTTCTGGTGTGAATGGCTCTAACGGTACAAACGGTGCTAACGGTAACAACGGTGCTAACGGAAACAGCGGTGTTTCTGGTTCTTCTGGTACTAACGGTTCTAACGGTGTTAACGGTAACGCTGGTACTTCAGGTAGATCAAATGCTTCTGGTTCATCTGGTACTAACGGAACATCTGGTGTTAACGGTAACAGTGGTAACAACGGTGTTAGTGGTGTTTCTGGGGCAAACGGTACAAACGGTACTTCAGGTAATGCTGGTACAAACGGTCAAACCATTAACGGAACATCTGGTATCAGTGGTGGATCTTTCACGAACCAACCTGACTTCTTAGTTAGAACAACTGGTACAGCAACTGTTCAAAGTGTTAGCTTCTTGAAAGCTGATATAACAAATACTAGACTTGGTATAAACAATAACTCGCCAGCATATACGTTAGATGTCAATGGTACTATCTACGCGTCTGGTGATGTTATCGCGTACTCGGATCAAAGAGTTAAGGAAAATGTTGTTACTATCAGTGACGCCTTAAATAAAGTAAGAAGTATGAGAGGTGTTAACTATACTAGAAATGATGTTGAGGATAAATCGTTGAAAATGGGTGTTATTGCTCAAGAAGTTCAAAAAGTTGTTCCAGAAGTTATCTCAATGAGAGAATCTGATGGGCACTTAGCGGTTGCTTACTCAAATCTAGTTGGATTACTTATCGAAGCAATAAAAGACCTCGATAAAGAGATTCAAGAGTTAAAGAAATAATAAATAAGAAAGGGGCCTAGGCCCCTTTTTTTATTTCCTTAAACCATTAAGGGATTTTAAAGCCCTTTCTTTAACCCTTTCCTTATCGATCCTGACGTTTTCATCAATAAATGGATACTTTATATTACCCAGGGAAGAAATCATCTCTAAAGCGATATTTCGGGCTTGTTGTGCGTAACTAATACTAACATATTCTCTTGCAGAGTGCATGTTATAGTAACCAACAGAGTAATTTATACATGAAAAATCGTAAAAAGCCCCTAAAACACTAACATCTGTGTATGGGTGTCGACCCAGAGTGTAATCACCCATATAATCTTCCAATATTGGTTGAATTGTTTTATAAAAATCACCATTTTCGTCAAATAACTTGACACCGTTACAATAATGGGTCACCCAATCATTTTCGGGCGCGTCAAATTGTAACGCATAACCAACGTCTTCAAAGAAAACTTCATCGGCTAGTGTTGAGCCGAAACAACCGTACTCCTCAGATACGAAAAAAGCGGCTTTTAAGACCTCTACACGCTCAAGTAGCTCCAAACATACATAAACACCCGCTTTATTATCCCCACCGCACCCAGTTGGCTTATTTGTACCCCTTTCAACAGCATATATTATATCATCTTCATCTGGATGGTGTAGGATATCCATATCAACAATCCTGTGTACAGAATCTGTGTGCGCAACAACGCATGGATAATGTTCGGCAACACCCTTTGTAACGAAAATGTTACCATGTTCATCTATAACATAATCTAAATTAGCTTCGCTAAGATATTTTGTTATTTTAGATATGAGATATTGTTCTTGACCACAGTAAGTTGGTGTTGACAAAATATCTTTTAATTTTTCTTTACTCATTAAAATATGATTTTAATTTTTGTTTATCCACAATGTTTTTAATTGTTTGTGCATAGGTTGGGGCTTCTGCGTAATGTGCTGAAAGGAATAAATAATACTTTTCTTCAGTGTTGATGTTATTTAAATACGTTGATTGGAAAAACCCCATATCTACTATACCATCTTGCCACCTTTTATAATAAGCAAAGTTATTTTTTGACCCAGAACATGTCGTCATCCTACTCTTAGCTTCCCTCATACCAAATAAATTATTATTCGATTTGAATAGGTCGCTTCTCCCTAAACCACTTTCAACAATAGCTTGCGCCATAACAATGTGGGGGAATTTTATCCCATTATTTTTAAGTTCATCAATAAATTTATCTTTAGAAAATTTATCTCGCTCTTTTTGTAGATTTATTATACGAACCTTACTCTCTATTGTATCTAGAGTATCAGATTGAAAATGTCTACCAATAAAAAAGGAACCAACCATTAGTAAAATGGTGGTTCCCAATGCTATTTTAACACTTAATTTGTCTTTGACAAACTTCAGTTGGTTACTGTCGTATCTGTAAAACATTGTCACCACTTATTATCGTGACGACAAATATAGTTAAAAATATTTACCAAAAAAAGTTTTCTTCTCTTTTTTACCTATAACAGATTCAATACCATCGATAACCATTTCTGGTTTTATGGTTTTTGTACATTCAAAGTGTCTTGGTGTGTCTTTATGTTCTGGGCACCATTCCCAATCACCTGGGTTTAACCAATGTCTATTAAAACAACCGTTACAAGTGTTCTCTGGATCTGGGGTAAATATTCTAACGCAGTCCTCAAATTCAGATAAAGGATAACTGAATCCTGAAATTAATACTGTTGGGGTACCGATCGCCCATGACATCCAACTTAAGCCACTACCAAGACCAATAAACATGTCGGCGTTTTTGATATCAATCATTCTATCTGTTAAAGGTATATCACCACCAGTTTTATCGATTACATTTTTAAGGGTACCACCAAGTTTTGAATCATGCCAGTTATCACCCAATTTTTCTGATGTTATCATCACAACTTTATAACCGCGGTCATTAAGATAGTCAACAATTGTTTGCCAACCACCAGGATGATTCCAATATTTAGCATGTGCAGAAGCGTGTGGTGCGATAACAACATATTTACCGTCAAACCTACTTGGTTCACTAGGTACGTCCATTTTAGGTTTTACTTCAACATGATCTAAACCTAAGATAACACTACTAGTTTTTTGTAGCGGGTGTTCTTTAAAATCAATTGGTATTCTACTTTTAACAACCTCTTTATTATCATAGAACCAACCAACGGTATACATTGCATACAAATTTGGTACGGGTGTACCTGGTTTAATAAACTCTAATTCTGGGTACATCTTTTCAAACCATTCATTATGGAATGTAGACACCGCAACTTTACAATTATGTTTTTTTCTAAACTCATCAGCAAATGGGAACCAAGCTAATGTATCACCAACAGCGCTACTATCTAAATGTATATAAACCTTTTTACCTGATGCATCATAATTGTGTTCAAAAACCAACTCGTTACTTTCAACATCATAAACCTTAACACCCCATTCAATAAAATATTGTATAGAACTCTTGGTCCACATGTTATTTGTTATTTCGGTGATATGATGCACATCACCAGTTTTGTTATCCATGAACACCACACGATATTTCTTAGATAAAGGACCTTTTATCTCACAAAAAACTCCGTTAATGAAATGTACGATGAATGAGTTAGAGGGTTCTTTATAGTCCCTAGATAAAATTTCAGTGTTATTGTATTCGTTAATTAATGTTTCCTTCATACTTTTTATATATAAAATTATTTATTATCAGTAGATCAACAACATCGTTTTCTAAATGTGCAAAAGCTTCGTTTGGGTGACAAACGATTGGTTCTTCGTGTACATTAAATGATGTGTTTAATAAAACAGGTACGCCCGTTATCTTATTATATTCATCCAATATTTTATAAAATGTTGGATTTGATTTTGGCGTTACTATTTGTATCCTAGCTGTTTTATCTTTAGGGTGTACGACTGTTGGTATTCTTTCAGACCATTCTGGTCTTGTATCGTATAGCATTGTCATAAATTCAGCGGTGTAAGCTGATTTATCCACCTTAAAGATTGTATTAGCGTGTTCTTCCATTACAGCTGGTGCAAATGGCATAAAATCGTTTCTCTGTAGCTTGTTATTGATTTTATCGTATGTTTCTGGGTTAGTTACCTCACCAATAATACTTCTATTACCCAAAGCCCTTGGGCCGTGTTCGTATCTACCATTAAAAACACCGATAATTTTACCGTTAGCCAAGTACTTGGCCGCTATTTGTGGTGTAAAAAGCTCTCGACTAAACTTGTTAACATCCCAATATTGATCACCAACCTCATCATCAGTGTATGATGTACCCATAAAAACATCATTTAACCTGAATGGTTTAAACTCTGGGTTAAACATTTTATGTACTGTTAAAGCACACCCAAGTGCGCAACCCTCATCACCCATTGGTGGTGCGATGAAAGCTTCATTAACCCAGTATTGCTCGTTAATTCGTTTATTTAATTTAACGTTAGCAAAAACCCCACCAGCTAATGCGATTTTTTTAATATTCGGGTAAAGGTTATGAAGATTCGTTAACAACTGAACTATCTTCTCCTCAAAAACTAGTTGTCCGTTATACGCTAAATCTTGTTTACCACCAAAATAAACTCTAGACCCCATTCTCTTGTAAAAAGATGTGTAAAAATCTAGATAAACTTGACCGAATAAAACACCAGAATCATCTTTATCGGTGTGTATACCTTCTATTTTTATAGCATCATTAAAAGATTTATAAGCAAAAATCTCATGTTTACCATGACCAGCCATACCGACCACCTTGCCCTCATCTTTTAATCTCTTAAAACCCAAAAATTCGGTTAACATAGCATAATAATGACCAAAAGATTTGTTATTAAGACCAAGACCATCGATAAAATTTAAATTACCGTTACTACCTATAAAATATTTTGCACTATAATCACCACCACTAGCATCCATCGTCACAACTAAGGTATCGTCTTCAAACCCACTCAAATAATACGCTGTAGCCGCATGAGAATCGTGGTGATCAACAAAAATAAACTTATGTTCTGGGAACGGTAAACCAGTTTCCAGTGCATCCCATATAATTTTAACTTCTTTTTTGGGGTAATAACTAGTGATGTAGTCGATATCGTTTATATTTAACGATAGTTTATCCATCGCATCTCTTAAACTTAAATGCGGGGCTCTAAAAGTGTCTGAATAAAAATCTTTATAAACTTTTATCCTATTATGTCTTTCTTCTTCTAGAGAAAAAACAATTTTACCGTTATCCATTAAACTAATGCCACAGCAATGGTGACCAGCTGATATCCCTAGTATTTTCATTGAGTGAAACCTTTAAATACTTCCGCTAATTCTACCGATCTATTGTACCAAGATAAACTCTCCGCATGCGCAATGGCTCTAGCTCTGTAAGTGTCATAATTGTTTGTTATATCATCCAACCCACGTACTAGGTCTAAAACATTTCTTGGCGCTCTCCACATACCACTAAAGTCAGTTTCCATCTCAATCCAACCATTAACAGGTAATCCACAAGCGGCCGCTTCCAATATAGTTAAATTAGGGTGACCAGCTTCTAGTTCAGACGGGTGCATAAAAATTGTGTGTCTATGATAGAGATCAACAAGTTCTTCTTGATTAGGTTCCCATTCCAGGTTTAATTTTGGGTAACCAAAAACCCATGGGTTCTCATTTAAAAAATTTTCATTATTTCTAGGTCCAGCTATTGTGATTGGTAGATTCCTAGCCATGGCAGCTTTAATAGCAAAACCAAAACCTTTTCTATCATAACCATTCATACCAGCCAAACCGTTATTAGCTAAACACAATAACCTATGTTCTTTGGGTGGGTTTTTAGCTGGAGTGAAAAAATCCGTGTTAACACCATGTGAAAAATATACTGCTTTGGGTGTATCGAAATATGGTACTAAAAATTTACCAGGCATTAGTGAAACCAATGAATTTTCAATAGCTTTTAAATTTTCTTTAAAAACAAATGAGTTTTTACCGTAATAAAAAGCGTGATGATCGTGTAATTGGTAAATATATGGTATGTTTCTTTCATGTAAGAAGTGACAAAGGTTTGCCATATGCACGTGTACGATATCATACTCACCTGGTTGAATTTCGTTGGCGAATTTTATATCAACCTCATGCCCTAATTTTCTAAGATTTTGTGTAAACTCCCATACAATTTTTTCAACAGCACCCCAATTAGGTGGTGGAACTGGTATCCCGCATCCAGGATGTACTTGACATATTTTCATAATATCTTTTTAATTTGCGAATATAGCCGCAACATCGTTATCTTTATTCTTATCTTTTTTATCCACAATTGAATACCCAGGTAAATGTTTTGTATAAACCTTGGTTGCCATTGCACCATGTAAACCAGCGACTTTGGTCATCCACAGGTCAAACGCATCCCACTTACAAGTTTCAAACTTCTCAACAAAAGTAGGTAATTTATCCCTGTTAATCAAGTAAGATTGTGCTGGCGCGAAGATACTTAAATTCAATAATAGATCTTCTCGTTGTCCATTATATCTCTCAGCAACATAATTACCAAAACCAACCATATCAACATTTTCTTCTTTGGCTAATTGGGACCATCTAATTAAATTGTCGTATAATTCTTGGTATGGGCTATCAATGATAACGTCACCCTCAAAAACAAGTATAAAGTCATACTTATCATTGTCTGGTAAAGTGATACCATTTTTATGCGCTAAGAAACACCCGTAGTGCCCTGGTGATAATTTAAAATACCCTGGTTCAGACGCAACATCATGGGGTCTATTACAAGTGTCAACTGGCGGTAGATCTTTGTAAATCACATTAACTTGCTCATAATACTCAACGTTACTGAAATTACTGGCGAAATCTTTCAATGAAAACGCTGATCTAAGTTCTTTTTGATTTGTTGTTGGTTCTGTCACCAAATGAACAATCCTAATTTTTGGCTTACCATCGTCCTCACCTTTTAATATGTTAACACTATTCACGTCACCGTTATATGTAAACATACCGTTATTTGGTAATTTCGTTGTTAGGTACTCATTATTAACATCAATTGATTTATATTCAATAAATTGTTGGGTGTCTTTATCAAAAGAGGAATACTCAATAAGATATTTAGCGTCTTCACTCAGATCAAAATTAATGATTCGATACCAAGCACCTTTACCCGTAACGGTTAATTGTTCTTCGTGCAATAGGGAACCATTTTTGTTAATTTTTATGTTAACAATACGACTATCTATTGAATTAGAGACTTGGAAATATGTTGCAAACGTATTTGGTAAATTAGTTGGTAATAAAGTGAAATATTCTACTCTAGAATAGTCCCTGTGATGAAAATTTGTTGCGATTTCCGTCTTAAAAATCTCTTCACCAACTAATTCAATTTCATTTAACTTATCTTTAAAGGCAAAATACATTAAATTCTCATAACCATTGCTATAAGAACCCCATTTATGTCTTAAACTCTCATAATCCTCAGCAGTAAAAACTCGCTCAACGTTATTTAAGTAAAACCATGGTTTAATACCCATAAAAAACGTTGTAACTGAGTGACCCTCAGCGTTATTAGGCATATCCCCAAAATAAGCTGATTTTCTATTCAACACACTAGATACGTTATCCAAATAAGCGTCATTTTTTAAAACATAATCATAGTTAAGGAAATAAATCTTCTCAAAACCTAACTCGTGAGCTAAAGCGGCGCCATTATAGTAGTTTGTATAGCAAGTTGGGCCGTGGTAAACATCATTACCCTCACCTCTTAAATTAACAAAAGCAAAGAAATCACCCTCGCCGTATCTACTTTGGGAATAAAAAGTGTGTTTTGTTAAAATATTGTTTTTATCGTAAACACAGTAGTCAACCAAATCTTGTAAATCTGGTGAAATTGGTAAATGGGAAGTTAATATGATTTTTCTACCAGTTTTCTTTGCCGCTAAAATACACTCAACAGTTGTATCAAAAGAACTTTTTGTTGTTGGGTAGGTTGAGATGATTATAGCCTCGTTTGATCTGTTAATGTCTAGAACTGTATTTGTTTCATAACCCACCTCAAGCGTATTTTTAATTATTTCACAATTTTTATCAAAGTCAGTGAAATCCAAATAGTTAACGTTATCAAACTTATCAAAATAGTTTAAATAAACGTTTAAATTGTAAATTAAAATCGGTAGATTCCATGAGATGGCCTCACGAATAACCAATGGCATCGTTTCTTTATCGTTATCAGTTCCTCTTGACGTAAATAGGAATAAATCCATTGCCTGGTAGAATCTATCAACATCTTTTCTCTCACCATGCCAAACAACATTACTTGGTTTATCAACCATAAGTGGTTCCCAGTAATGAGCAAAGTTACCAGCTTGGTTTCCAACCGAATGGAAAACATATTCTGGTAGAGATCTAGCGTATTCAAAAAATTCTTTCTGGTTTTTTCTTGGTGTGAATAAACCTACGTGTAGAACATGTTTTTTGCTAGGGTCTAAACCAAGATCTCTTAAAGCGTCTTCTCTATTAGGCCTTTGTTTATATTCAATAGGATATTCAACTAAAACTTTTGGGATATCGATTGACTCATATTGTTTGATCTGCCAATTAGAGACAAACATAAATTTATCTGGGAAAAATTTCTTTTGTGTCGCATCATATGATGAATCATGCGAAGTTTCAACGATAATATAATTTCTATCTTTTTTATATAGCTCCTTTGCGACATCAAAATCCATAAAATACTCTGGAATTTCTTCTAAATGGACAATATCGGGTGAAATATTATTGATGATATCAATTAATTCCATTTTATTCTCCTCTAGAGTAAAGAATTTATCCCTAGCAACCATAGAAGTTATTTTATCGCGCTGTACAACTAATACACCACCAGTATGGTTTGACCATTCAACTACATAGATATCAAAACTGTCTCTAAGAAGTTCAATTTTTTTAGTTAAATATTGTGGTAAGCCACCTGTGGATAAATGCGGTGCTACATAAAGTAATTTTTTCATAAAATCTTTTTCTTAACTATACAAATATAGTAATAAAGAAAAGAAATATAAACAAAAAAGGGTGGAAAAAATCCACCCTTTTGAGAATTAATGTAACCCTAAGATTATCTTAAACCAGTGATACCGAAGCTAACGATATTTTTACACTTGATTACACCATAGAAACGGTTGTTAACCATTTTCTTAGCGTAACGAGTCATAATACCCTTAACTGGTGCAAAGGTGAATGGGTTGTACATTGTAGGAGTTAATTGCATTGGCACGTATGGTGCGTAGATGTAACCTGTATCCAACAAAGATGTACCTTTGTGACCCATCAAGATTGTATCAGCTGGGAAGTAAGGATCACGGTAAACTTGGTATCTTCCACCCAATGAACCGATTCTCTCGATACCCATGTTATATTTGTCTTGCTCAGGAGCAGCGTTAGATACGTGGAAGTATTCTAAGTCGTCCAAGATAGCAGAAACTTCAGCAGAAACTACGATCCAGTTAGCACCACCTCTTAAGGTAGCTTTGTGGATTTGTGCAGAAACTTGGTTGATCGCAGTGATCAAAGTTTGGTTCCATTCTTTTTGAGTATAGAAACCGTTTGTTGCAGATAAACCACCTGTGTTAACTCTTGAACCAGAGTAATCCCAAGTCATTCTCCATGCAGCACCTCTACGTAAGTCACGTAAAATTTCACGGTCAATCTCAGCAGCAACTTGCTCAGACAATAAAGCTGTCAATTCAGCTTCTGCATCAATGTTATGGAACGCTGATACGTCTTGAGCTAATTCTGGAGACCATTGAGCTCTTAACTTTCTTTCGATAACAGAAACTGTTACAGACTTAAGTTCGAAGCTAACTTCACCCATTTGATCATTGTACTCTAAAGATTCGTATTCTTTAGCTGTTACTGTTAAACCAGTTAATGGTAATGCTACAGAAGAACTATTGTTAACAACAGCAACATAAATGTCACCATTAGCTTCCATAATTGAGTTACCATATTTTTGAGCTGGTAAATAGAAATCGAAATCAGCGTTAGCAGTAGCTGAAGTGATTGCTAAAGTAGATAATACTTCTTCAGCATTCTCCCAGTTAGCGATAGACGCACCAAAGTTAACTTTAACGATTTCAGTAGCACCAGTTGCAACTGAAGTACCAGTTTTAGTTGCGTAACCATTACCAGTTGTTGCGAATTGGTACAAGTTAGCAGTAGTTGTTGTTCCTGTTAATACAGTAGCTTCACCTTTAGAGTTGTCATAAAGACCGTTTTCGCCATAGAATGCGTCATAAAGGTTAGGGCTAACTGAAGTACCAGCAGGGTCAATACCAGCAGCTCCCGAAGCAAATGCTGAATTTTCCAATTTAGGTACGAAGTAGAACAATTTACCAATAGGTAAGTTCAACGCTTGTACAGAAACGATTTCGTTAGCTAATAATTTAGAGAATACTCTTCTCACGATTGGGAATACCACAGTTTCGAAAGAACCTTCGTTACCTAAAGCAACTGATTCATTAAGCATGTAAGATGCTTGGTTTTCGAATAATTGTGCGATATTCTCTTTTCTGTGACCACCTAAGCCTTCTAAAAGACCTAAGCTGTCCCATCTGTTAATTACGTCAGTACGTACAGCTTTCAAGTGATTTAAGCTTACGTTACCAACTTTTCCTGATTCTAATAATGCTCCCATTTTAGTTTTTTTTTAAGTTTGTTTTATTGATTATTTTTTAATTTTAGATTTTACCGATGATCTCACGAATTCTATCTAATTGTGGGTTCGTATAGGCAGTTGATTCATTTAATTTTGATGAACCACTAGCTTTTGGCGTTTCCATAATTTTTTCTTCGACCATCTGTTTAGTTGCGTTTTTGTTCGAGCTAAACTGCGATTGCATTGAATTAAAGATTTCTCTAGATTCGTTTAAGTTTTTAGCACCATCGAATCTTTTAAGGATTTCTAATTTTTCATCCTTAGTTGTAGAGTTTTCAGTGATCAATTTAATCGCGTATGTTAAATTAGACGAAAACAAGGCAACCTCTTGTAACTGAGACTTAAGATTTTTAATAGCAGATTTATAATCAGCTTCAGAACCTTTAAATTCTTCAGCCAAAGTTTTGAAACCTTCTAACTCTTTAGTCTTTTTATTGTTTTCAGCCACTACTTCCTGGTATTTTTTTCTCATGACAACCAAGCTTTCATGTAACTCTTTTTCTTTTGAATTTTCGTTGGCTTCTGTAGCTTCTTCAGCAACAGTCTCCTCAACTTTTTCAGCCTCATTAGTTTCTTCTTCTTTCTCAGTAGACATTTCTGCTAATGCAGCTGTATCTTCTTCACTGATTTCGATTTCAAAAACAGGCTCTTCTTCTTTGATCATTTCATCGGCAGTCTCTTCGAGTTTATCAACAGCATCTTTAGTAGCAATAGGGTGTTCGTCACCGTATTCATCTACTTTACCTTCTTCCTCGAGTTTCTCAACAGCATCTTTAGTAGCCATAGGGTGTTCGTCACCGTATTCAGCTAAATCTTCCGCTGGTAACTCTTCTTCAGAATCTTCTTTAGACTCTTCATCAGAAGCTGGGTTAATGTTGATCTGTAAACCACCCTCAGGTGTTTGCACGATTTCGATTTCGTCAGCAGGTTCCATGAGTTCGAAATGTTTAATAACTTCCTCATCCGATTTATCGGTTAAGTCGATAACCTCTTCACCTTCTTCACCAGAAAGATCAGTTGCGCCATCACCCATACCGCCATCGTTATTATCTGCTTGATCTAAATCACCAGGTAGTTCAGCACCTGGCATGTCATCTGTAGACTCTTCGTCATCAATACCTTCTTGAAGGTTATTTTTGACAATTTCTTCTAGTTCCTCTTTAAGGGTACTCTTCAACGCATGGTTAGCGTTTTTAGAGACAGCCTCTCTTAGTTCTTGAATTTCAGCGAGAGTCTCTGCTAAAATATTTGTTTTGCTCATGTTTTAATTTATTAAAAAATTATTATGATAGATTATCTTAGTAATAAATACTATCAAAAAAGCAAAAAGACTAAAAAATTATAAAAAACCCCATAATTAGAGGTTATAACAAAAAAAAAGTCACCCATAAAGAGTGACTTTTGTGTAATATTTTCTTGTTTTTTTATTCAGCGTTGATATCAACTCCCTCAGGAACGATAACTCTAACAAATCTCGATTCATCGATTTTTAAGATTCTGTATTCACCCATAATACCTTCTAAATCCTTGATTACAGAGGCTTCTGCGTCTGTTACAGAAATCGCTTTAGTTAAATAGTTCTCTTTAACTTTTTTAATTTTACCCGTTTGTTCGTCTTCAACAACAAACTGAATTGTAACTGTGTACCAATAATATGTTTTCATAAAAAAATTTTTTTAATTGATACAATTCTAGGTATAATTAAGGTAAAAGTCAAATTAAAACTTTAAAAATTTGTTCAATTTTGCTACCAAATCCTCTTTTGAATCAGTACCAACGTATTTTTCACCTGTTGCGCGATTAACACCTTTAGTCTCCTCTATCTCCTTTGGTTGGCTTAAAACTTCGTCATATTTGTTGAAGTCGTTTGCATCTTTATAAAGGTATGACCCTGGTGTTGATGGTGACGAAACAATATCCCAACAGATTAGTTCGAAGTCATCTTGTACAACATTTTTACCGTTAATTTTTTTAAGGCTACCGACACCTCTAGATGAAATACCTAAAGTCATACCATAACCCAAGTAATGTGCAACTAAATCACCATTACATGAGATAATACCACTTCTTCTAAAACCTTCCGAAACTAATATCTCTAATTTACCGATTAGAACATTATCTTTCCAGAACATATCAACTATCCTATGTGGTGAACCACCTTTAAGTGATATAACTGACTCCTGTGGGTGATCTAATTCATGAAAGCTTGAGTTTCTAGCGATAACTTCTCTATATCTCTCAACCTCTCTTTTTAGGATATCCTCTGGATAAACTCTACCGTTTCTATTCTCAACACCATATTTCTGTAGTGTTGCGTAATAATATATTGGACCAGATAGGTCTATCGCTCCGCCAAAATCTTCATTTATAATTTGACTCTGTAAACTCTCAGATACGGAACCAGCATCACCCTCAACTAGGATACCAAAACCTTCTTCGTTTTCTTTTAAAATTTTTATCGCCATTGCTATATGAATATATCTAATAAATATAGCGAAAACACGTTAAATACCATTTTAGTCCTCAGAAAGATCAAATCCAATCCTCTCATCAGCTATTTTGGATTTTTTAAGTCTTTTAATCGTGTCGGTATAATCGTTCTTAAGAATGTATAAGGAAATGAAAGTTTCTTTAAGATGGGCCATTGTATATTTATCGGTATCTTTTACAAGTTTATCGATATCATATAATTTTTTATCTTCATCTGTTAGTATTGATTCAAAATATAACCTTCTGTCATCACTATTTGGTTTCTCAATCTTATATTTTTTGTCAAATCTAGACGGTCTATCTTTAATTCTATCTGGGATTCTATCTAAATTATTTGTTGTAGCAACATAAACAACATTATCAATTGAGTTTAACCCATCTAGGAAATTTAAAAAAACCTCTTCACCAAATTTATCGATAACCAAATCCAAATCTTCAATAATACACAGTAAGGGTCTTTCTTTTTCAACTTTTCTAACTAATTTAGCTAGCTCAACCCAGTTAAATGGATTATCAAAATAAATTGATATTCCGTTATATTTTTTTAGTTCGTCAACCAATAAATGTATTAATGATGTTTTACCACAACCAGGATCCCCATATAATATTATACCACGTTTAGGTGTTAGATTATACGTTCTAAATCTTTCGATGTTATCCCAGAATATTTTTAAATCCCCTATGATTTGATTATGTGGTAGGGATGGTAAATGGAAAAACTCGTCACTCTTATAGTTTAATTTAGAGATACCAAAACCATTACCTTCATTATATATCATCGTATAAAGGCCCGATTCCACGGTGGCTACCGTTTTGAAATTGAAGTAGAAATCAGTGTTGTTTATTGTATACCAAGATTCAATCGATGGTAGTATTCTTTCTAAATGATCGTTCATGATTTCAATACCTTCTTCCATTGGTATTTCTTCATATTCAAAGTCTTCGTGTCCTGGCATTTGATTTTTTTGAAAAGTAGCTTAATTTATTTTGTTCTAAGGATTCAATTATAAGATTAGATAGTTCACGCATTTTTTTAAACATTAAAGGTGAATTAAATTTAATTTTTTGTTCTGGGTAAACAGTTAGCTCAATAAACATGAAGCTTTTTTTATCATCTGACATACCAGAGGCCCTTAGATCTAAGTCAACGATAAAATTTTGTTTAAAATATGTCTTATCAATTTTATCTTTTATGTTAACTATTATTTGTTTACGCATCAGTCTTATATATGACTCGTAGTTCTCTATATCTTTTGGTTGCACCCAAGATTCTACGTTTATATAGACAGCATTTAATTTTACGGCATCAATAGTACCGTATTTAACTCGAAATCTCTCGTCTGTGAAGAGTTTCTTTTCTTTCCCGAATTTGCATTGCATTTGCTTTAATCATATTTTAAAATAAATTTATTGTTAGGTGATAATAATAGTAAAAAAAAGTCACTAAAGCAAATTTTAAGATATTTATATTAAAATAAACACAAATCAAATACTATTAATCATGAAAAAATTTATTAGCGACTTATTATCAGGTCAAAGCGAAACATCTAGCAAAAGATTCGCCGCTTTATTTACGTTATTAAACGTTATTATCTTAGCTTATGTAGCTACATTTAGAAGCCCAGATGGTACACCAGAGTATATGTACGATGCGTTGTGTCTTATCGCGGGTGGCGGTTTAGGTTTAACCGTTATTGAGAAGATTTTCAGTAAAAAGGGTGGTTCTGATAACACACCTAAAGAATAAAGTATTCCGCTATAAGCGGTGTTTTAGGACCGTTCCAGTTATGGGACAAAAAAAAGCCAGGATTCGCTACCCTGGCTTTACTTTTTTATGGAGATTTTTTTATTCGAAGCTCTTTTTAAGATCAATAATGTTATCGATCGTTTCTAGAGATGGTTTTTCATTTTTCATCTCATTTAATTTCGTTCTAACCTCTAACAGTTTTTTAACGATAATAATATCGTCAGCGTTATTAATCGTCTCCTCAACAACGTTCTGTGTACTTTCTATTAGGTTGGTGTAGTAGTTGTTGATAGCCGACTCATCATTTTCAGCAAATAAATTCAAAACCTTAACCTGTTCTTCATTTAACTTAGAAATTTTATCCGTCAAACTATTATTTATCTTTTCAATTGATTCGGTTAGTGATTCAACTGACTTTTCAACTCTAGTTAGATGTTTAATAAGATTTGTTTTGTGCTTAACCTTTTCAACCAAAGATAATTTTTTGCTGAAAACAAGCTTATCAATACTTTCATTAATGGTACCTTCAATAGATATACTCTCTTCAGTTAAACTTTTAAGTTTATCAACATCGGATAAATTAAAAGATTTTAAATGTTCTATTGATTCCTCAACAAATTCTTTGGCGATCGACTCATCCTCAAATCTCATTGTGTTTAATAGATCATACACCTCAGTAAACTCTCTTAGTGTGTTATTTTCTTTTAAGACCTTAACGTATTTAGCGAAAGATTCTTTAAAATCCTTCTCACCTTTATTTTGATAGGTTTTCTCTAAGTTTGAAAGTATGCTTTCTTTTAATTGTCCAAACATTTTTTTAATTTTAATTATAAATAGTTTTATTATAATAATTTATCAATCTCATCAATCGTTTTTTTCAACGACTCATTTATTAATTTGTTTCTAGCGTCTAATTTCTTTCTAGTTGTTTCAGCTAGAGGTTCCTCTGGTGCAGCTGGTTCAGCAGCGGCTGGTTCAGCCCCACCTTCAGCCCCACCTTCAGCCCCTGGTACTTCTAGAGGTGCGGTAAAGTCAGTACCCGCTTCAGAGCCTGTACCACCCATGTCTCCACCACCGCCACCACCAGATGACATATCCGCTGCTGGTGCACTACCATCGGCACCTAAAGTCATGTTATTAGGGTCGATTTTATATAGTTTATATATATCCCTGAATATACCAGTTTGTTTGATGGTTTCACCTAATGATTTAAGCTCTTCACCACCAGCTTTTTCAACAGCTTGTCTTTGAATGTCGAGTTTAATCTCATCATCGCTCATATTTAAGATTTCTTTCTTAGCATATGTCATAGACACAGCACCAAATCCGTTACCAGCGTCAGAAACCGCATCACGATACAACTGAATTTTTTCTTTCCAGTTTTGTATTTTAAGCATCTCAGCTTGTGTTGATGGGCTTGTTAACGTTATGGTGAAATTATCTAAATCATCCTCAAAACCTTTTGTGTATAGGTGGATAATAGCCATTTTATTTAACTCTTGGATAAGCGCTTTTTGTACCCTGTGCACAGCTCTGGCAAAACGAACATCAAGAATAGCTAAGTTTTTACCATCACCAGTAGCTTCCTCAAAACCAATGAAGGCTTTAGGTACTCTTAGTGCGGCCAACATTTTCTTTTGGATGTATTCAATATCAGCAATCTCAGAAAGGTTTTGTGCCCCAGGTAATGTCTCTATAGGCATCGCCAATGAAGGGTCCCTAACAGGTATGAAGTAATCTTGGTCAACCGCTAATGCGTTATAACGCGTATCTTGATTACCGTTGTTTTTATCAACCATATTAACCCTTTTAAAGTTATTGGCGATTTTATCAACGTATGCGTCAACATCCTTATCATCCATGTTACCAACAAAGACTTTATATACACGTCTTTCTGGTGCTCTGGTGACACGGTATACTAACATTGCATCTTCAGATAACAATAACTGTTTCCAAATCCTTCTAACCTTTTCAAGCATTGAGGTGCCATAAGGTAATCTTCTATCGTCACCAAGTAATCTAAAATGAGAAATCTCAAATGAGTTAAACTCAACGTTTTTATCTTTCCAGAAAAATTTGATGTTTTGTTCTTTTTGTTGGTCATCTAAACTAGTAACTTTTGAGAAACCAGGTTCTGATCTCGTCATCTCGATGTTAGGTAACTGGGTAACGCCAACAATCCCCTGACCAGGTACAACCTTATTGTATACGAAGTTGTCCCCATATTTACATACATTTCTAGCCCATGAAGTTAGGTTAGCGTTTATATCTAAAACGTTTTCAAATAGGTGAGTTAATTCTTTTTTAATTCTACTACTATCAGAATATATTGTTAATACTTTACCATTTTCATTTGCAGTTGTAGCTTCTTCCGCAAAAATATCCAAAGCAACTGAGATTTCTGGTGTATATTCCATTGCTTCGTAATCGTAATAAGAAGCAATTCTTGTTGGTTCGTAATAAACCGCTTTTTGATAAAGTTCATTATCAATTTTCTTCCATTGGTTCTGTAAATAAAGCGTTTGTTGCGCCTCTAATTTTTTCTGATCCAATTCGGCACCACTAAGACCATCAAATGAGCTTGGGTCGATGACATATTTTGGGCCATCAACCTCGTTTCCTAAAGTTTTATTAAGTCTTTGGTATATTGTTAATTTATCTGCCATATTTTTTTAATTTACGTATTCACAGTCAACATAGGGTGGGAATTTATAGTTTTCGGTAACCCCATCCCATTCCTTTTTTTGTACATATGTTGTTGTACCGTCAGACTCTGGTGAGCATTTAATGGCGTCAACATTTCTTTGTAGAGCTTTACCATCTAATCTACCGCTTTCCTTCTCTTTTGTTCTAATAATTGAAACCGAACCAGGTCCAGTGCTTCTTGCTTGTTTAATTAAGATATTTCCCATTTTAAATTAATTTAAAATTATTTTATTTTTTTTTTAGTCACACCGAATAACCAACCGTATTCTTTGGTATTTGACATAGTGGCATTATTGTCATATTTATCCGCGTCATAATACGATTT